GGAATCATCGCCTCGAATTCTATTAAGAAAGCCATCAACTCCCAAGAGGGAATTGATCGGCCCGCCGAGGCCACACTACGTACGCGGAAGGCGGCTGGTTTCAAAGGCACCAAAGCGCTCATCGTAACCGGGCAAATGAGAAACGCTATCACCTACGTTGTCAAAGGGGAGGAGTAGTGTCGCAAATCGATGTTACTGAGCTCCTTAGTGACCCTGATTTCGTAGACACGGTTTTGCTCATAAACCGGGCACCTCAAGTCAACACGGCTGGCGAGAACTTTCTAAACGAGGACCCGATTGAAACCGTCGGTGCAGTTCAACCGGCCGATGGTAAAACAGTCATGCGGCTCCCCGACGATTTGCGCGTTGCAAACCTAATGAGTTTTTGGATTCAAGGTTCGATCGTAACCTCGGCGCCCGGCAAATATTCGAGCATTCTTGTTTTCAAAGGCAGGCGTTTTGAAGTTCAGCACGTCTTTGATTGGACGGCCGCAGGTGCCGGCTGGTCGGAAGGTTTATGCATTGCCGAATTGGCGGCGCCATGACCCCGAGTACAAGCGCCACGGGCGGATTCGTCACGCCATCCACCACGGTCTTACTTCCGAGAAACCTCACGTTCACTCAATTTATTCAAGTTCTCTTGGTGGGGATATCCGGTTTCCCAGGAGCGCTCGTTAGGCCTGAATGGCAAATCAATCCACCAAAGAGACCAGACATTTTTGAAAACTGGCTAGCCTTTGGGACTGCCGAATCAATTCCTACAATCAATTCTTATTTGGGCCTGAACAGTGACGGCAAGTTTGTTTCGCAAAGGCATGAGGAGTTTGTTGTCAAATGCGCGATTTATGGACCGGCCTCGCTCGACAACTATAGATTTATTCGCGACGGCTTTCAGATTCCGCAAAACGTTGATGCGATGACCGCGGCCTCGATGGGTCTAGTTGAGGTCGGGAAAGCTATTCACTTGCCCGAACTCATTGACGAACGCTGGTACGATCGGTGGGACTTCTTTATTTCCATGAGGTATGAGACGCAACGCACTTATCCGGTTTTGACTTTGCTTTCCGCAAACGGGACAATTTGGGCACCAACGGCAACAAACGACAATTTTTCGGTGGACTGGCTAGTCCCTGCATCATGAGGAACACTATGAGAAACCTGCTAAGCTTTGTTTTATTCAGCATCACGGCCATTGGCCTGCTCTTTACAATTATGGCGACTGAGCAACATTATGCGAGCGCATCAAACTTGCTCCCTCAGTCCGGGGTCTTGTCCGGGTACGCAGGGCAAATGCTTCCGATAGTTCCGACCGTTATTCCCATAAGTACCGCGACGTCGGGAGTGATAAACTTAAAAGGTTTCACTCTTGTAGGCATAATGTTCCCCTCGGCGTTCACGGGCGCCACCATTTCTTTTACGGTTTCGCAAGACGGGACAAACTTTTTCGCGCTCAAGACTACGACCTCCGGGACCTCGCTCACCTACACGGTCACACAAGGAACTTATTCCGCCATTGATCCGCTTCCATTTTACGGGGTTCAGTATTTAAAAATTGTTTCAGCGTCCACCGAGGGAACCGCTAGGACTTTAAATCTCGCATTGAAAGGACTTTACTAATGTCGGCACCGAACTTAAACGCAAATCGCCTAATCAATGTAACGGTCAACCTGACGCCAACACCAGTCGCCGGCCGAACGTTTAACATCTTGATGATTTGCGGTGATAGTAACGTGATCAACGGGACCCAGCGTTTCCGCACGTACAATTCAGCGGGCGACGTCGCAAGTGACTTCGGAACCACGGCCCCAGAGACGACCGCAGCGAATCTTTATTTCGGACAAAAGCCCCAGCCCACCACTTGCATGGTCGGCCGCTGGCTTAGAACCGCGCAAGCCGCGCTCAACGTCGGTGGCGTTCTAGCGCCAAGCGCTCAACTCTTAGCTAACTGGACGGCCATCACGTCAGGTGGTTTTAGCGTAAACATCGACGGATCCGTCCAAGCTTTGACCGCGCTCAATTTCTCGAGCGCGACAAACCTAAATGGTGTGGCGACAATCATAACCGCAGCTTTAAGCGGCGGCGCGACTTGCACGTTTGACGGGCAAAATTTCCAGATTGTTTCAGGCACTACGGGAGTCGGAACGCAAGCTTCGGGTACGGTCACTTTGACCGCAAACCCCGCGGCAAATGATACGCTCACCCTAAACGCGACCGTGATCACGTTTGTTAGCGGAACACCGAGCGGCTCACAAGTTCAAATCGGCGCCTCTAATTTAGTGACACTTGCTAGCCTCTTGGCTTTCCTAAACGCATCGACCGACACTCAGTTGGTGAAGTGTACCTATTCGACCTTAGGCAATGTCCTCACCATCACTTATAAATTGACAGGCGTAGGCGGAAACTCATTCACGCTTGCTAAATCAAGCACCGCTATCACCCTTTCAGCGGGCGACTTGGCCGGCGGCGTTGTAACTTCGAGCGTCGGTTACGCTACATCACCAGCTTCGGGTACTGATATTTCTGCGATGCTAGGTTTGAATGCGGCAAATTCGACTGGCCTCATTCCGGGCTTCGCCGCCGAAACCGCACTTCAATGTGTGGCGGCACTCGCCAACGCCTCAAGCGCTTGGTACGGCATCATGTTTAACGCCTCAGTTCAGCCCTCAGACAACGACAACTTGGCGATTGCGGCTTTCATCGAGGCGCAAACGACGACGCGTGCATTCGGTGTTACGACGCAAGAAACGAACGCCATCAATCCGAACTCGACCACCGACCTTGCGTACTTGCTCAATGAAAACGACTATGAGCAAACCTGTTCTCAGTACAGCACTCAAAACATCGCGGCGATTGCCTCATTTTTTGGCAGGGCTTTCTCTGTCGACTTTACGCAACAAAACTCGACCATCACGCTCATGTACAAGCAAGAGCCTGGAGTCATTGCCGAGAACATTGACAACAATGCCGCAAATGCTCTTCAAGAAAAGAACTGCAACGTTTACGCGAACTATTCCATCGACCCCTCGAATCCGACTGCGATCATTCAATATGGAACGATGGCGAGCGGCGACTTTTTCGACGAGGTCCAAGGAGCCGACTGGTTTCAAAACGCAATCCAGACCTCGGAGTTTAATACTCTGTTCACGACCGGGAAAGTTCCCCAGACTGATGCTGGCTCAAACCAACTGGTGACGGCGGCGGCAGCGGTTTGTCAACAAGCCGTGTTCAATGGTTTTGCGGCGCCCGGACAATGGAACGGGCCTAGCTTTGGGTCCTTGACGACTGGTCAATATTTGAAACTGGGTTACTATATTTATATCCAGCCAGTTTCTCAGCAAAGCCAAGCGGACCGCCAGGCGAGAAAAGCCCCGCCTATGCAAATCGCGCTCAAACTCGCTGGTGCAAATCAAACGGTCGACATGCTCGTGAACATCAATCCATAAGGGGTTAGAAAATGGTTTATTCTTTCTTGAATGTAGTTTGCGGAATCGTCGGCCCTGGTGGTGCTTTCAACTTAGGGGCCGGAGCCTCAGTGTCCGAAGAGGGCATTTCGATTGAACCCGTTGAGGACAAAAACGTTATGACTATCGGCGCGGACGGTAAAGGGCAGCATTCCTTGCTGGCCTCGGACGCGGCGAAAGTTACGGTTAGGCTCCTCAAAACCTCACCAATAAACGCGGCGCTTATGGCGATGTTTGACGGGCAATCAATTTCAAGCGGCCTTTGGGGTCAAAACGTGATCACGGTGGCAGACATCGCCAGGGGCGATATCACGATTGCGCAAAGCTGCGCGTTCACGAAAAAGCCCGCGATCAACTATAAAAAAGAGGCCGACCTCATTGAATGGACTTTTGATTCCATTAGCGCCACCACCATTTTAGGAATCGGGTAAGTCATGAGCCCCGACTTTGAAATTGGTGGACGCAAATTCAAACTGAGCAAGATTGACCCGCTCAAGCAATTTCACGTTGCGCGTAGGATTTCGCCAATCTTGGCGGACATGCTGCCCGCAATGAAAGGGCTTCAAAAAGCCAGCGGCACGTTTGACCAGCTTCCGAGCGACGAAAAGCTAGATAAAATCGCCTCAGTAGTGGGGCCTTTTATGAAAGGGCTTTCTCAGCTTTCCGACAAAGACGCGGAACTCGTTTTATTTAGTTTACTACAAGCGGTGGAAGTGCAACAACTCCCGGCCAAAAACTGGGCAAGAGTTGCGACCGATAGCATGATCATGATGCAGGACTTGGACTTGTCGGTGCTTATGCAGGCGGCAGGAAGAGCATTCATGTTCAATCTTTCTAGTTTTTTTCAAGGACCCCCGCAGTAGTCCGCACGGGGGTTGAGACAAAGCGCGACGTCACATGGGCGACGCTTCCCGATGGTGAGGACTGGGTTATGCGGCCCGTAGTTGAGGGAATGATAAAGTACGAGTCGCTTTTGAGTACGACTCTTGACCTTGCGGACATCGCGAGAATGAACGACGCACTGGACGTGAGACTTGAGAATGAACGACGGTACCGAAAGGCAAATGAGTAGTGTTCGATTCGGAAGTGATAAAGTCTTTTTTGGTGGGGCTCGGGTTTGGTGTCGACGACGCTGAACTCTCTAAATTCAACAAGGCCCTCGCTTCCGCCACTCTTAAAGTAACCGCTCTTTACACCGCTACACAAGTCATGGCCTCGGCAATAGCTTACGGGATTTCCTCGATATCCGAGGACTTCGAGAAAATGGGTTACGAGTACAGGCTCATTGCCCCGGCCGTAAACAAAGCCCTCATTTTACGCCAAGCGCTTTTTGAGGCCTACGACAAAGCCGGCATAAATATTATTAAGACCGTTCAGGCCTCAATCAAACTGAACCTGTCTTTGACCAAAACCAAGTTTGCGCTCGAGGCGATTTATAAATCGGTCGGCTCAAAGTTCTTTGCACTCCTCACCAAGCAATCGGACATTTTCAGGGAAAAGCTTTTTAAGAACATGCCTAAAATTCAGGCAGTCTTAGAACGGTTCGTGTTTTTCGTCTTTAAAGCTTTCGACGCCACCGTGCAACTCGGCGAAAGGGTTTGGTCGATTCTTTCTCGTATTTACGATTTTTTCGCGATGCTACATAAAGCCACCGACGGCTGGTCGACGGTCATCTTAGGAGTGATTGCGGCTTGGAAATTGCTAAACCTTTCCTTTCTAGCCACACCACTCGGGATGCTCATTGCCGGTTTCGCGGCCCTCATAGTTTTATGGGACGACTTGAAAACTTTCGCCGAGGGCGGGCAGTCGCTTATTAACTGGGGCTCGGAAATGACAAAGGTCATCGTTGGAATGATCACTGCGGTGGGCGTTGTTACGGCAGCTTATTACGGCTGGACCGCGGCCGTCGTTGCCTGGAACGCTGTCTCTGGTGTCTTTGCCACGGTCATGGGAGTTTTAACGGGCCAACTTGATGCGATTGCGAT